AGATGTCACAATAATGAATGACGAAGATTTCCGTATTCGTCATACAATGGAACAGTGGCACAACCAGATCAACTCACTTCAGACCAACTTGAACCTTAATGCAGATTCGTCGCCTCTTAACTACAAGTCGACCGCACTGGTTACTCAGTATGGTAAATCTGGTGATGAGCTTCGTCGTTATAAGTTCAACGGCATCTTCCCAACTGAGATCTCGACTATCGATCTTGACTGGGATTCGACCGATCAGATTGAAACATTCTCAGTCACATTTGCATATGACTGGTTTGAAATTGATGGTGGTAACACCGGTATTGTCGGTTAATAAATACTATATCATATATCATAAGAAAGTGAACAGCTAATGCAGCTATTTGGGTTTGAAATTAAGAAGAAGGTCGAAGAGCCAGAAGCAGTCTCGTTTGCTCCTAAGCAAGTAGATGATGGTGCTATGGTTGTGCAGGCTGGTGGTGTTTATGGCACCTACGTTGATATGGACGGCAGCATTAGAACTGAGACTGAGCTTGTCACCCGTTATAGGGAAATGGCAACTCATGCTGAAATTGAACAAGCTATCGATGATGTTATTAACGAAGCAATTGTTGGCGACTCAGAAGATGAGCCTGTTTCAATTGTACTAGATGATCTTGATCAACCAGATAAAATCAAAACGTTAATTCAAGAAGAGTTTGATAACATCCTTGCTCTTCTTGAATTTAACGACTACAGCTTTGATATCTTCAAGAAGTGGTATGTTGATGGTCGTCTTAACTATCATGTAATCATTGATGCAGATAATGTAAGAGATGGTATCAAAGAACTACGTTATATTGATCCTCGTAACATTCGTAAAGTTCGTGAACACAAAAAGAAGAAGACCGACAGGGGTGTTCCTATTATTCAGGAAGCTAACGAGTACTACATCTATAATCCTAAGGGGTTCGTAAAGGCTGCGGGTGCAACGGGAACGAATTCACAAGGCATTAAGATCGCCAAGGATTCAATTGTTAATCTGACAAGCGGTATGGTCAATCCTCAAGGCGACTTAGTTGTTTCGTACCTACATAAGGCAATCAAGCCTCTCAACCAGTTAAAGTCGATGGAAGACTCTTTGGTCATCTATCGTATCAGTCGTGCTCCAGAACGCCGCATCTTTTATATTGATGTTGGTAACCTTCCTAAGATGAAGGCAGAGCAGTATCTTCGTGATATTATGACTCGCTTTAAGAACAAGACAGTATATAATGCTGAGACTGGTGAGATTAGAGACGACCGTAAGTTCATGACGATGCTAGAAGACTTCTGGCTACCACGTCGTGAAGGTGGCAAGGGAACAGAAATTTCTACCCTTCCTGGCGGTCAGAACCTAGGTCAGATTGATGACATTGTTTACTTCCAGCGCAAGCTGTACAAAGCACTTAATGTGCCTATCTCAAGATTAGAACCCGAAGCGGTTTATAACATGGGTAGGTCTGCTGAAATTTCTCGTGATGAAGTTAAATTTAGTAAGTTTATTGCACGCCTAAGAATGAAGTTTTCGCAATTGTTTACCAAGCTACTCCAGCGTCAGCTTATCCTTAAGGGTATTGTTACACTTGAAGAGTGGCCAGAGTTTGCAAGAGCAATTCGCTACGACTATGCTATCGACAATTACTACGCGGAGCTAAAGGATACGGAAATTCTTCGTGACCGCGTATCAATGCTAAGAGATGTTGATGACTATGTGGGCAAGTACTATTCGAACGAGTGGGTTCGTAGACACGTACTTAAACAAACTGAAGAAGAAGTTAAAGATATTGATAAACAAATAAGTGACGAGCTCACTTCGGGCGTGATACAGAACGATGATGAGGGTCAGGCTCAGCAGACAGATTCTACTAGCCCCTCAGTACGATCTTGATAAATAATGGGAATTGGAGCATAAAATGACAAAATTTACTACAAACGATATTGTGAATTACAGCGCATCGCAGCAGCCTCTTAAGGTCGCCGATGCTTTTGATTCCATTATGAGAGCAAAGCTAGCAGATCGTCTTGATCAATTTCAAGCAGATTATAGCCAAAACGTTTTTGGTCCCCAGGAAGATGAAGAAGATTTGAACTTTGAAATCGACGATGAAGATTTAGATATCGATGATGAAGAAGATTTAGATATCGAAGACATGGATGACCTAGAAGATATAGATCTAGACTTAGACGAGGACGATGCAGATGAAGACGCTTAACCAGTTTGTAGAACAAACAGGCTACAAGAAAGTCAAGGCGCCTGACGAACAGAAGTTCGTTGATAAGCACACGTCTGAAACAAAAGAAGATCGCGCTGGCAACAAGGACGATGTCTTTAAGGCTTCAAATGTAAAGAAGTCCGAGCGCAAGAAAGAGCGTCATGGGTACGAGCCGGGCGAAGACGAGGCTGTATATGAAGCAATGGATGCAGCCGCTCGCTTTGATCATCATCACCAACACGCTAAAGCTCTTCTAAAGTCTATCTCTGATCATCTGAAGACTCATGCTGCCGAAGCTGCAGCTCACAAAGACCATAAGGGCCGTAAAGGTCCGCATTGGGGTCATACTGGTTCAATGGAGCACGTTGCAACTCAGCTTAGCAACATTCATGACAACCTTGCCCGCACTGGTGAATATGCTATGCACGAAGAAGCCGAGCTTGAAGAAAAGACTCTGACTCCTGCTGAAACAAAGAAGCGCGAAGAAGTTGCCATGGCAATCAAGCGCGAGAATCCAAAGATGCCAATGGCCAAGAAGATGGCTATTGCTACTGCTACTGCCAAGAAAGTCGCCGAAGACTTTGAAGTCGCAATCTCAGGTCTACCCTCACACACTCAAGGATTGCTTGAGGGCACTATGAACCGGTTGAGCGAAGATAACAAGTCCAAGTTTGTAGCTGCATGTCAAACAGAAGAAGGCCTCGAAAAGATGATCGCCTTTGCAATTGAAAATAGAGGTGCATAATGCCAGCTGTAATCACATCAAATAAGAAAAACACATCCTTAGTTGTTCACGTAGCATCGTCGAACAGTGGTAACATTATTGTATCTGGTAACTCAACAACATCCAACGTCAATGGTACAAGCGTATGTGTGGCCGTAAGTGATGAAGTTCTTACTGGAGCCTATATCACTCAAGCCGTATGGGGCTGTGATGGTAATGGTTCTATCCAGATTCTTCGTGGGGCCAACCTTGTAGCTGTTTATGATTCAACCGGTCAACATGAATATGCTGGCTGTGGAATGCCAATTAATATATATCCTACTGCTAACGTTGTAGTTAATTTACTTGGTTCGGCTAATTCCTTTATTACTTTTGAACTACAAAAAGTCGGGAACTTTACATCCCCATACATGCAGAACTAAGGGTTAACCGATGAAACTGATCACTGAACTAAACGAGACCGTCAGCTACGTAACTGAAGCTAAAGAAAACGGAAAGAAGAACCTCTACATTGAGGGTGTGTTCCTGCAGTCTGAAGTCAAGAATCGTAACGGTCGTGTTTATCCTAAGGCTGTTCTCGAAAGAGAAGTCGGTCGCTATAGTGAGCAGTTTATATCAAAGGGACGTGCGTTCGGTGAGCTAGGCCATCCTGATGGTCCACAGATTAACCTTGATCGTGTATCTCACATTATTGAATCATTGAAGTCAGATGGATCCAACTGGATTGGTCGTGCTAAAATTACAGACACTCCAATGGGGAACATTGCTCGTGGCCTAATTGAGTCAGGTGCTCAGCTTGGTGTGTCGACAAGAGGCATGGGTTCGTTAAAGCTAAATAGAGAAGGCGTGAATGAAGTACAGGATGATTTCCATCTTGCTACAGCTGCTGACATCGTAGCCGATCCCTCTGCTCCAGATGCTTTTGTTAATGGTATTATGGAAGGTGTCGAATACTTCTGGGAAAACAATATGATTGTTGCCCGTAATGCTAAGAACCAGGTCGAGCAGGCAGTTCGCAGCCGCGAATTTGAGACCAAAAAGTTTGAAATATTCGAGAATTTTATCAACCAAATATCAAAATCATAAGTATAATAAATACTTTATTAGATAGAATATATCCCAAAGGAGTCAGAGAATGGCAATTAAAGAATCAACTGAAATCGTAGAGAACGATGGTCTCGACGAAGCAGCAGGCGCTGAAACA